CCCAGACTTCTGGGATGAAATTAGCTACTGACATTTATTTAGTCCTTATTAGTTAGGTTGGCCTAGAGCCTCTTTGAGACGACCATTGGCTTTGGCTTCCATGACTTCTTTGTGGGTCATACCCTTTAGGTCGTCTTTGGTTAGCTGTCCTAGAACAGCGTTAGCCGGCTTGCCCTGGTTCCCATCGGGGATAGGTGATTTAGGTTTCGACTGATCCGCAATGAGCGAAAGCAGTATGTGCGCTTCTGATTCCAACTCCTCGAGAGTGGAACCCTTTAGTAGTGATGTGGCTTCGCCAATGATGCCGTTCTCAGCGGCGACTTTATAGCGAAGCAGTTGGATGGAAGCCTGAGAAGCTTCCGCCTTTGCAGTTGCCAAATCCTCGGCCAGTCTTTCATGGTCGGATTTTTGGCTCTTTTCATACTCTGTCCACTTGTCGGCGGATTCGCGATCAAGTTTGGAGCGTGTTTCCCATCGTCTAGCGCGTGATTTCCAGTCGATTTCCTCAGTGCCATTCGGCTCGTTGGTTTCCTCTGGGGTTACAGGGACTAGCTCTTGGGTTGTTTCTGTGGTGTCTTCGCTCATTGCATTCTCCTGTTCAGGATGGATTAGCCATTCGGCTGATTCTGATTTGACTCAGAAATTTATTTGCGCCCAGTGTTTACTCTCATCTGGGCGAAGATGGATTGGGCATCATTCGAACTAGCGTCTGCTCGCGCGTTGCTGTAGTCCGAATCGAATTGGTCGTAATAGCTGGGCCTAAAAGCTCCCAAGCTTCTAAAGATTGGAATCGTCGTGCAAGAACAGTTTTTGTGATACCCGCCCGATGCGGCAAATGAGGTGTATTCATTCAAGGCAACTACCAAGCAAAATGCACACGCGTTAGGCGATGCGACTCTTTGATAACCAGTTGCTTGTCTATCGTTCAAACTGTTTGACACCATCTGTTCGCGGTACGCGTTTATTACCGAGCGACCCAATGAAACACCGATAGCAGTTCTAGCGGCGGCAAAGTTTCCCTCTAGTTGTAACCTCATGGCCCCACTGATAACAGGCGCGGCCAGTTCCTCGATGTCCAGCGTCAAAGCCTGAAATCGGAATGGTTCATCGAAGGCGAAGGCTCTTAGCTCGCTGTAGGAATCTTGGCCCGCTTGGACAGCGATTGGGCCAAATGTTGCGAGGGTCGAATTGGCTATGGTGCGTATAACGCCACCAGCGCCAGCCTGTGACAACAGAGCCAGGTTTGGGGTAAGACGGTTGGCCGTAGTGATTACGGTCGTTTCAAGCCGAGCCTGAGCGGTGCGAATTCGCTGAACTAGCAAATTTGGCAACATTTAGGAACCTGAGTTAGGAGCTAACAAGCTGTTTATCAAATTGCTGCTCGCGATTGCGGATTTCTCCAAACCAATCTGTTGCTTATCGGCGTCGGTAAATCCAAGACGGTTATAAGTGATTTCGCTGTCCGGGGTAAGCACTCCGACTGAAATCAACTTGACTGCTTCATCAGCGGCAGCGGCTCGGGTTGGAGTGGATGCGTCGCGCCAGATTGGGCGAATGTTATTGGCCTCTTCTGGGATAACACCATCGCGAACTAATAGCGAAAGCTTTGCAACTTCTGACCAAGTGCGACCAAACTGGCGCTGCCTACGCTCGGCACGTTTTACCAACCTAGATTCCATCTGGCGAATAGCATCGGCCGATGAGGGGTTATCAGTTTGGAAACCTAGATAAGAAGCTGGGATTGCAGTTTCAGCCGCAATCATCTGAGCATATTGCCGAATCTGTTCGAAGTATGGGGCCGGTGAATTAGAAGAGAACTGGCCGACCTGTGGCATAACTCCGCCATCCTCGTTATAGGGGACACCCAAAACGCGGCCTTGAATAACAGACCAAGGGTTTAGCGGGTTACCGTCTGAGTCCTGGAAGATTGCCTCATCCGCTCCGAGAATAAACCGCTGCGGGCTTGAGTAGAATTCACGCGCTACCTCAGCACCGAGCAAAGTTCTCATTGCGCTATCAACGTAAGAGCGAACCGCTTTGGTTATCTCTGAGCGACCATCTGGGTCACCCGAGCGAGGGTTATTTACTAGCGGGCTAACTGGGACTCTTCCCAAATTATGGATGTCTCGCGCTAACTCGGTAAAGTCATTGCGGAAAGCATCGAAATAAATAGTTTGATTGCGAAGATAAAGAGATCCGCCAAGTGGCTTGCCGTAGTCATCGCGGTTTACCAAGAGAGCAGCGGTTAGCCGACGTGTCCGAAGGTCATAAGTTGCGGTCATCTTCTTTGGGGTCTCGATCGTAATAAGAGGGTCGGCTTCGCCTTCCATGCCCTTACCAACAACAACAAAACCCTTGCCGTAAATCAGTGCATCTTTATGGCCGAGTGATGCTTCAAGGTCTAGGTCATTTGCCCTAAAGATGTCGTTGAGTCCAAGGCCCTCGCCGCCTATGTATCCTTCTAGGTCTAGGCGCTCTTCTAAGACATCGACCGCAGTTCCAGCCCAACCAACAACCGAATCAACTAGTCGAAGGCTAGGTGGCACTGAGATGTTCAAATCCTTTAGGCGATTCTTGCCCTCGTAGTAGCGTTCTAGCTCAGCGTTTTTAGAATCATGTCCTGAAAGCTTTTTGACAAGGTGGTGGATAAGACCTAGTTCGTCGCTGGTTAGGCTCATAGAATCGTCGCCTTTCGGGGAGTAGTAGATGAAGTGCGGTCTTTGGTTGCGTGTCGAGCACCGTTAGCCAAAATTGCGCAAGCTAAAAGGTCGACTTTGCGGGGTGAACTCCGCTTCTCTTTTCTGAAAGAACCTGCCTCAGTTGCCACCGCATTTAGAACGTGACGCTCAAGGCGTGAATCTTGGTCACCACCAATTTCCAAGGCAACTAAATCCGCCACGAACTGCTGGGATAAAGGAGCCATGCGGTGATTGGTTGGAGGGATACGCTCAACTCGTCGTCTCCACCTTTTCGACCATTCCAAAACATCGGGTTCATAAAACGATGGGTCAGCCCACAACATCTTTACGTTGTAGTTCTCAAACATCTTTTCGATAGCGGCGTTGACATCCGCCCGGTCAACTGTCCATTCCGGGTCAGAGTGGTCGGGTTCCCAGACTGCCATCACGCTCATGGTTCCTGTAGCTATGTCTATGGCAACTAAGCCAGTGGCATCGCCTGAAACTGAACCATCGAAGCCAGCGCAAATAGTCGCGCCTAGTGGAATAGCAATCTTGCGCTTAGCCTCAGCCCAATGATGGGGTGAAACAAAATCTTCGCCAGATGTTCTAACCCATTGGTTTAGTCGGTAACGCTGAAACGCCATAAAGCCTGATGAGCCAGCGGATGCAATAGCTGCCTGAAAATCTCCAATGTCTAAAAGACCCTCGGAAAGATTCGGGTTAGCCTTGCGCCAAGTTGCTTCTTGAGTTGGGTCATCCTCAGCATCAGCTTCCCAAGACCAGAAACCAAACTGGTTATCCTCGACCTCACCAGTTGCCACGCGCTTGCCATGCTCATAGAGACGGCCTAGCAAAGTGTCAGTGTGTGGCCCGGCGGTGGTTATTCCTAACACCAATGATTCGGGTCGGTCAGCGGATCCAGTGGTTAAGGCTTCCCAAAGCTCATCGCCTCGGGTATTACCCGCAGATGATGGCCAAGCGTGAACCTCGTCAGCGATAACTAGCGAAGGGCCAAGACCGTGAGCGCGAGCCGCGTCAGCAGATAGAGCACGATAAACCGAGCCTTTAGATGGAATCTCTAGCGCGTCTCGGTAAACCTTTACGATTCTGGAAAGCACTGGGTTATTCAAAACTTGCTGCCGAGCTTCACCAAATACGATTCGAGCCTGAGCACGATCACCGGCGGCAGAATAAACCTGAGCGCCTTGAGGCCCAAAGACCAAGTGTTCTAAAGCGTAAGTAGTGCCCTTGATTGACTTGCCGTTTTTGCGAGGCTCTAGCACGAGGCCCACGCGGTAGCGCAGTAGCCCAGTCTCGGGGTTGGTCTCAAAGATTCGGTCGGTTAGCCATGATTGCCAAGCGGTAAACACCAACGGTTCCCCAACTCGGAAACCGCGCGAAGCCTTGAGCATTGTGGCCGCGAAATCTGTGATGTCCGGCCCGCGAGTTGTATCGCTAAGGCTAGGGGTAAACCAACGGGGGGCCCACTCGGGTTTAGGCTGTGGCAGCACGCTCAACACGGCGCTTAGTCAAATCGTCTAGTTCGTCTCTAACCCGAACCTCGGCAATCCCCAAACGAGAACGGTCAGCGGGTGAGAAGCCAATAGCCGCCAGCCAAGAACTCATCTGCCCTCTTAGCACTGCCAACTGATTGACAAAAGGATGGTTTGCTAATTGACCGTTTGACGTTGCATAGAATCTTTCAACTTCGCCAGTTGATAAAAGAACGCGGATCTTGTCGTGCTCATCTTGGGCTTCGCAGAGCATCTTGATGATGGTGCGATCAGAATCAGGGGATAACCAAGTCTTGCCCGCAGTCCAAACGTGAACCCATAGAACTAGGCCCTCTTTGCCAAGGGTTGGAGGCGTGGGAATACCTTCGACGCCTCGGAGACCTTTGCCTGGCAATGGAGCCGCTGGAAGTGGTCGATGCGCCTTGCTACCTTCTGCCCGCTTGACTTGAGCTGGTTTGGCCGGCCGGCCTACTGGTCTTCCTGTTGATGCCATTTGAGTTCTCGCTTCTTCCCATTCGGGATGGTTTTGCCCATTCGGGCTGATTGCATAAATTTCAAAGCGAACAAGCTATGCGAACAAATGTTCGTAGGGGGGTGAGTAAAATCGGGAAAACGTGTATTGGCTAAGCTGAAAGAGCTTCATCCAACCGGGGAGGGGGGTATCCACCCCAGGGGTCGAACATCCGTTCGAATTCATCGAACAAGTGTTTCAATAACTCGTGTTCTGTCCTAGTGCTTACGGACTACCCGGTTACCTTGCCTAATGACTAAAGCTTCTTGGCTTGTCTTATACCAGTGACAGTGGGGAGCTACCCTGTCGTGAATTGGGCTTAGGTTCCCTAGTGAATGATTGTCACCTGCTATAACGTGGTCTACCGCATCGGCTCCGGGGTCACCACAGATGTGACAGATTGCTTTATCACGCTTGAGAACTATTAACCTTCTAGTTGACCAGTCCTTGGGTAGACGTGCCTTGCGGGTGCTACCTACCCACTGGCGTTTATGAGTGTCGCACCGGCCTTTGTTTGTGGCCAGGGATTGACAACCTGTTTCAAGACATGGAGTTGGCGCGAGCATCTATAGCTTGACTACTAGGCCAGCTCTGACAGTTGCGCCCTTGTTGATCTTATAAAGGTGTGTGGCGTATTCGTGCCGGCTCAACCGCTTGGGCTTCTTGCTGGCTGAGATGCTGGCGTATGTATCCCCATCCTTAGCCGTGTAGGTCTTTGGCTTGGGTTCTACTGTCTCCGGCTCCCCTGTAGCTTCTGAGGGTATGGATGTTAGGTCTGCGTGTAGCGATGCCATCTTTGCCATTGTTTTCCTACTTGCGAACGTTAATGATGTCTATGAGTCGATCCCAGCGCATCTGAAACATCTCACCCGCTGGAACTTCGGCAGTGAGGGCGTTCATGATTCTGAGGGCTTCTCTGGCCTGTCCTAGCTCATCTGACATGGTTACTAGGTCATCTACTTGCTCTTTGCGTGTCTTGATCATGTTGCCCTTCTTGGTTGGGTTGTCGCGGCGCTCACCGAGTGAACATCTACCCAGGAGGTGGGGATATTGGTGATTGGCCCCAAACCAAGTCAAGGGGTTACGCCGCGACAAGTTACAACACGGCTAGTGATTGAAGGTTTAGCCCTTCATTCCCAATCGTGAATACTAATAAGCCCGGGTCGGAATCTGACCCGCCCGCTTTGTTGGCCCACCACGATGATCCGTTATCCATCGTTGGGGCTTGAAGATGCCACTTGGACTTCCCGGTGTAGGGATTGCGACCTGTGGGCTGAATTGAGAGCGTATGGTAATGACCACTTACAACCACATCACAGGCAGATAAAGCGGATCCTCCGTGGATCTGCTTGGCCCAGAAGTCCGAGAACTTTCCCGATGCTGCTTGGTGTCCATGCACTAGGCCAACGATTGTGCCGTTGATGTCTAGGGCTAGAGACTCTGAATAGGTTTCAGGTTCGGCGAACTTCATGCCCATACCTAGCTCATCGTTCAGCTTTTGGTGCTGGCGTTGTATGAATAGGCCCCAGTCATCGCTGGGTCTACCTAGTGAGTTCTTACCCTTGCGCCATGCGCAGTGGTTAGAGCCGACTGTGGCCGATGTGACATCGTTGTGGTGCTTCCTAAGCAGTCTCAAGAATGACCACTCAAAGGTCGCCTCTAGGTCTATCTGCTCCATAAGGCTTAGGTCGTTGGTGAAGCTTTGAGACTCGACGTTCTCGAAGCCCTCGATACTGTCCCCGGCGTTCAAGAAGTAAGCCGTTGATGTCTTTTGGGTCTTGATGTAGGTCTCTAGCTTCGCGAGCTTCTCTTGCACCCTAAGAATTAGTTCAGGTGTGCCACCTCGGTGGTCAACCTTGCCTGTTTGTGGGTCAGCCCAAACAACCACTAACGCTTCCCCGGTTCGGGTTGGCACTGTCTTGATCTTGGTTCGCCTAGCCTCAGCGAATAGGGCTGGGAGGTTGACCGTTTCGGCGTTGACCTTGCGCTGGATGTTGAAGCGAAAAGAGGTCAGCCACTCTGACTGGCCACCCTTGCGGGCAACCTGCCAACGGCTGGTTCTGACTGAGCCAATCACCTCCACTTGTTCGGGGTCGTGGCCGTGATCTATTAGTAGTTGTTCAAAGTTTGGTTCGCCTGTAAGGGCTTCGGAGGTGATCTCTCCGGTCTGACCATCCCATGTGGCTGATGGTCGCCAATCGTTAGGGACTTTGTGGTTCTGCTGCGGTGCTGTTGGAACATCAGTGAGCCGCAACTAGATGCTTTCGTAGTGTGGACTCTCCAACCCGAACCCCCGCATTGCGAAGCTGTCTGCAAAGTTCAGCGGTGGAGTAGTTCATAACAAGAGTTTCCAAGTGTTTAAGCTCCGCCTCACCCAGTGTGTCGACCCATGCACATGCTAGGCACTTTGGTTTTTTGTATTCTGGCGTTCCTAAAATTTCCAAGATGCTCATAGTGTTCACTCCTATGGCTTAAATAAAAAAGACCCCCAAGTTGCTTGGAGGTCTATCAAGTCGGCGTTCGCCAACCTATGAAATCTACATTACACTATTGAACCGCATTTATCAACTATGGGCGTGTCGGAATCTACAGCCCGCCGTAAAGCTTGGGGACTGCCTTGTCCCCTTTACCCTGCATTTCCCAGAAGTAGGGCGCTGATGAGAACATCACCTCATGGCTTAGGTCTTGGTGTTCGATGAACTCGGATCTTAGCTCAAAGGCGTTCTCTACCATCCGCAGCTCCCTGCGAATCTTGCAAGTGAAGCACTCAAACAGTGCGTCTATTGCAAAGGGTTCATGCCTTGGCTTCCTCATAACACCTTCCAAGCTACACCTGGAGACTAACAATTAGTCAAATTGGGATAGTAGCGAGGGTGGAAATGGGAGCCTAGTCATCTTGTGCCTCTGTAATTGTCTCAATTAGTTGATCTATGTAAAAGGGTGCTGCCAAAGTCTCAAGGACTGTTCTAGTAGCTGCCTTTGCCCGCAGTGCCTTGATTATGCGTTCTTGCTCTGCCTGCGTGCCCGCGTCAAAACCTTGATAGTAGGCAGTAGTCGGGCCGCTGTCCTCATAGTCTTTGCTGTGACTCATTGCCGTTCTCCTAATGCAGTTATAAGCGAAAATGCGATTATTCGTTTTTGGTTATAAATGCTGTGGTTCATTTTTGACCTAGAAACTTAACCAGGTCTTGCAGCGCATAACATGCGGAGTGTTGACAGCTGCCGGCTTCGTTGTCAAAACAGATACGGTGTTTTGCGTAATCCATAATTCGAGTGTTTTCCAACTCTGTCCCAAGCTCTACCCCTTTGAGGTGGGTTACATTGAGAGCCGTTTCGTGGACAATGTCGTTCATGCTGTTAGGTCGTTTTCATCTTCGAGCAACTTCTCGGCTAAGTAGTTTAGAGTGCCGTATGAGTATTCAG